CCCGATCCGCACCCGGTTGACTTGAATCTTTGGCGATCGGATGCGCTCGAGGATGAACGTCCTCCAGCCGGGGAGCCGGCGCGACGCCGACGCCGACCCGGGGAGGGTCCACATGATCAGGTACCGACGCCGGCCGCGCTGGACGATGCCGTGGGGGTTGCCGATGCGCCGGCCGGTCCTCGGCGAGTCCTCGTTCGAGTACCAGAACGACACGGTCTGTCGATACTCGATCGCGTCCGTCAGAACGCCGGTCCGGCCGCGCCGCTTGAACGGGTCCCCTCGCTCGACCTGGCGCCGAGCGGAGCGGTTCGCCAGAGCAGCGAGGCCCGAACGAGCGGCGAGCGCGGACCGCAGCGACATCAGCGCATCCGAGAGCCGAAGTCGAACGACTCGCGCTCCATCTCGTCGCCGTCGCGCCGGATCTCGATCTCGACCTCGGCGCGCTCGTCGTCGCCCTCGAGGAAGCGCTTGAAGTCCTCGTCAGCGGCGAGCTCCATCAGATGAGCGGTGACGAGGGTCAACTCCTTGTCGCCCTTCAGCTCGGAGACTTGGACGGGGAACGGCTTGCCGTAGTCCTCTGCTGCGGTGCTCATCATCATCAGGAAGCGAGCAACGTCGTCGTCGAGACGGACGCTCGGCTCGGTGTACTCCTCGAGCTCGGCCTCGATGCCGAACATCTTCGCGACGCGCTGGACGGCGCGCGCGAGGGCGTCGAGGGTCTTCACGTTGTACGGACGCTCGGCGGTCGGGATCATCTCGTCGAGCTCGGCGTCGACCAGCTCGTCGCGGTCGCGCGCCAGGTCGGCGAGCTCGCGGGGCATGTCGGACGGAGGACGCGAGGGAAAGTCGATCGGCATTTTTACACTCCAAGTAGGGAGAGGGGAGAGATCGGGCCCCCTGGTCCTTCTCCATCAGTATTCGCAGAACCGTCAACTGACGCAGTTGGTGGTTGATTTGTGAACGATTCAGGGAGCCCGAAGGTTCTGACGACCTCGGCGAGGAGGTCCTCGCCGGCGACGCCGAGCTGAAGGAGGAGCGGCGTCAAGCGCTCGAGCGCGGCGCGCTTCGCGAGGTCGTTGAGCGGGGTCGTCGCCGGGTCGACGGCGTAGTAAACGAAGTCGCCGGTCAAGTCGTCCGCGGAGAGGATCGTCGGTCCGACCGGGTTCGGCAGCGCGAGAGGCTCGCCCTCGTCGCCGAGGATGACGGAGAGCATGACGTTGAAGGTCATCGAGAGCGCCGAGATCGCTTCGTCGCGGGTTCGAGCCATGCGGCCGATCTCGTTCGAGGTGTAGCTCGCGAGGAGTTGCTGCTCGGTCGCCGTTGACTTCGTCACTTCGCCGCGAGTGAATGGCGCCAGGAGTCCGGCCTCTGCGATGTCGTTCTGAACTGTGATCGCGTAGCCGGCGATGTCCGCGGGGATCGGAGGGTTCGGGACCGGCATCATGTTCCCGTCGAGGCCCTCGCCGGGTTGGAGGTCGACCTCGATCATCTCGCCGTCGAGACCTTGGGAGATCTTCGCCGCGGCGTCCTCGGAGAGGAACCCGGCCTTGACGAGCCATTGCCGAGCCATGCGCCGGACGCCTTGCGCCTGGTAGGTCCGCATCACGTTGAGCTCGCGGAACTGGTCGACGGAGCGCTCGACGAGCGAGTAGCCGCGGAGGGGGACGTCGGGCTCGCGGGAGAAGTAGAACGGGATGATCGGGACGATGGGCCGGCCGCTCGCCGACTTGTAAGGGATGCCCGTCTCTTCGTGAACGAGCTCCTTGTCGAGGTCGTCCGCGTCGACGTCGGCGTCGGCGTCCGGGTCGAGAGCGCCGACCTGGACCTTGACGCCCTTGAACAGGAACTTCGACCCGTCCTTGTAGTCAGGCGACCAGACCAGGAGCTTGTCGGCGTGGAGGTCGTAGATCTCGACGACCTTCACCCAGCTCTCGACGTCGCTCTCGTCGTCGTTCCCCATCATGTTGTCGGCGCCGCCGATGCCGAACGACTCGATCCACCGGTAGTATCGCCGGCCGTTGAACGACGACTTGCGCCGGCCGTAGCGGACCGCGGCCTCGCTGACGGGGACCAGGTAGACGTGACCGACCCAGCGCTGGGCGGACCAGCTCGTCGCCGTCGCGTCGACGATGACCTCCCAAGGAGGGAGCGCCGAGCATGAGACCCGCTTCAGGGGGTCGACGCTCTCGACCGGCGCGAGCTTCAGGAACGCGCACGGGTAGATCAGCGCCAACCTGGTCGCGTCCTCGATCTGCTCTCGGATCGTCCGGAGGTACTGGTTCGCGGTCGCTTGAGCGACTTCAGGGTTGCCTCGCCCTCGAAGGTCGGGACCGACGATGACGCCGGGGTCTTTCGCGTAGAGAGAGCCGACGTACGACTCGACGACCTGGTAGGCCTTCGGGACCTCCGTCCGGAGGACGCCGTCGAGGTAGGGCTGGTTGTGCTGCCAGTACCGGGTCAGGTACAGGTTCCGAGCCTCGCGGAGCCGGTCGCGCCGGTGGTTCCAATAGGTGTCGTGTTCGTCGCAGATCTCGCGGACCTGGTCGGGCTTGAGCATCACTCTTCCTCGCAAGCGTAGGACGCGACGAGGAGGTCGCGGACCTCGCCGCATTCGGGGCGCTGGGCGCTGGATTGACCGTACTGGAGACAGGTCGCCCATTGACAGGCGACCCCGGCCGGGTCGCCCCCGGCGTCCTCGCGACATTGGACGGGGACCTCGGCGAGCGTTGACCGGAGCTCGGCGTCGATCACGACCGGCCGCGCGCCGAGCTCGAGGAGCGCGGTCTGCCCATCGAGGACCGTCTCGAGCTGAGCGCTGTTTGACTCGATCGCCTTCGTCGCGGCCCGCTGGCCGGCGACCCCGGACGCGCCGACCCCAGCGCCGAAGCCGGCGAGGATAGCGACGATGAGAACGACAGCGGTAGCCGGGTCCACGGTAGGGAGCTCCATTTTCAGAACGGTAAGCCATGCGAGCGGATACGTCGAGCGCGAGCGCTCTTTATCAGGTCGTCGATCCTGGTCTTCGTCGACGCCGTCGCCTCGTTGCGCCAGGTCGAGGGGACGTCGCGGAGACAACGGTAGGCGAGCGCGCAAGCGATCGCCCCGTCGTCGTGCGCGCCCTTCGGGGCTTCGGGCGCGACCTTGCCAGGGGGGATCGTCAGGCCCCGGAGCTCAAGCCAGACGGTTTGAGGCATGACTTGAATCAAGGGGAGCGCCTCGCGGAGCGTGTCGAGCGCTTCGAGCTTCGACTTCAGCGTCGTTGTCCAGGGTCGACCGCGAGGGTCGCGCCATTGGACCCGGTAGCCACATGAGTTGAGCTCCAGGAGGAGCGCGTGGCCGTGGTTGTTTGACTCGGCGAGGACGAGCGCCTGATTGTATCGGCTCGCGACCTGGATCACCCGATGCGCCCATTGCGCCGGCGTGACCTCGTTCGAGCGCTCGAAGTACACCGGCTGACGAGTGCCGACCGAGACGACGCAGAGCGTCGAGTAGTCACCGCCGACGCCCCCGCCGACGTCGACGCCGACGACGTAGCGGTCCGCTCGGTTCGGCGCCTCGATCTCGTTCCCGTCGATTCGCTGGATTTGCTGGAGGAGCTCGTCGCCGTAGTAGCCGCCTTCTCGACCCAAGAAGCAGTCATCGAGACACGCCGGGTACTCGCGGCGGAACTTCGCCTCGCCGAGGGTCAAGACCTTGCGCCGGCGCCAATGGAGTTGGCCTCTCGTCAGGTTGTAGCGCTCGGCGAGCTCGAGCTCGCCCTCGTCGGGCTCGAAGTCCTCGGCGACCTGGTCGTCCGGGTCGACGTACGCCGGATGCTCCCACCACCACATCGTCAGGAGATGCCAGCCGTTCTCTGGTGCCCCCTGAACGAGCCTCGACCAGTGATCGCCGGGGTTCTGAGCGGTCGACTCCAGGATCAGGAGGCCCTCGCCGACAGCGGCGTCGGCCTGTGCGACGACCTCGGCGAGGTCCGGAGCGAACGCGGCCTCGCTGACGAGCGCGGCGATGGGCTGGAAGGACCGGACGCCGGTCTGACTCCGCGACGT